ACCGCGCGTGCGCGGCATCGAAATCGGCGGGGTTTTTCTAACACGATTTGGCACGCTATTTGTGCCGCTAAGGAGCAGCCGCCATGGCCAAAGCTGGACGCAGGCCGAAGCCAACGGCCATCCGCATTCTGGAAGGGACGCAGAAAGGCCCGGCGAAGCGTGAGCCATCACTGCCGGCCGGCATCCCGCCGATGCCCGAGCGGCTGAAGGTTGACCAAGTCTCTGTCGAGAAGTGGGAGGAGCTGGCCAGCATCTTGACCCGCATGGGAGTCTTAACGCTGGGCGACGGCGAAGCGTTGGCCACGTTGTGCGAGGTCCACTCTGCTGAGCAGCAGTGCCTCCTGCAGCTGCGGGCTGGCGGGGCGGTGATGCACACCGACCTCGGTGGCGTGAAGCCCAACCCGGCCGGGCCGCTGTATCGGTCGCTCGTGTCGCAGAAGGCTGCGTTGCTGTCCGAGTTTGGCCTGACTCCATCGTCGAGGACGAAACTTGCCACGAAGGCCGAAGTCCAAAAAGACGAGCTCGAGGCGTTCTTCACCGCCCACGGGTGACGGCATAGACCAGGCCAAGGTTGACCGGGTCTACTCGTTCTTTGAGACGGTGCTAAAGCACAGCAAGGGCGGCCAAGCCGGCCAGCCATTCCTGCTTTTGCCGTGGCAGAAGTACGTGCTGGGGGAAATCTTCGGCCGCTGCAAGCCTGACGGCACGCGGCAGTACCGCCAGGCGTACGTCGAGATCCCGAAAAAGAACGGCAAGTCCACGTTGCTCGCTGGCATCAGCCTGTACGTGCTGCTTGCTGATGGCGAGCAGGGAGCCGAGATCTACGGTGCGGCCAGCGACCGCGAGCAGGCCGGCATTATCTACCGTGAGGCGGCGTCGATGGTCCGCTCGTCGCCGGCCCTGAGCAAGGTGCTCGAGGTTGTGGACAGCCGGAAGACGATCATTCACCGGGCCAGCAACTCGTTCTATAGGGTGCTCTCTGCCGATGCGTTCCGGGCCGAGGGGCTCAACATTCACTGCCTACTGTTCGACGAGCTGCACGCCCAGCGTGGTGACCGCCGGCTGTGGGATGCCCTGCGGTATGGCGGCGCGGCCCGGCGGCAGCCTCTGGTGCTGAGCATCACGACCGCCGGCGAGTTCAACAAGACGCACCTGTGGTGGGAGCAGCACGACTACGCCGAGCGGTGCATTGCCGACCAGACTTTTGACCCGTCGTTCTTCGGCTGCATCTACGCTGCCGACCGGGAAGACGACTGGAAGAGTCCCAAGGTGTGGCACAAGGCCAACCCAAGCCTTGGGGAGACGATCAGCGAGGAGTCCTTTGCTGCCGACGTGCGTGAGGCGGCCAACTCTGCCACGAAGCTCTCGTCGTTCCTGCGGTATCGGCTGAACGTGCCCACGACGACCGAGGTGCGGTGGGTCCGGCCTGACCAGATTGAGGCGTGCATGGCCGGGCCGCCCGAGCCGCTTGAGGGCCGGGACTTCTGGGCCGGGCTTGACTTGGCTTCCACCTTTGACACCACCGCTTTCGTGGCGTGGTTTCCGGCCGATGACGGGTATGTCGACGTGTACGCCCACGCCTGGATTCCTGGCGAGAACGCCGACAAGCGAGAGAGAGAGGACCGCGTGCCCTACTCGCAGTGGGCACGGGATGGGTGGCTGACGATCACGGACGGCCGCAGTACCGACTACGGCGTGATCAAGCGGGACATCATGGCCTTCTGCGACAAGCACCGCTGCCGTGGGCTGGGCATCGACCGATGGAACGCCACCATGCTTGCTCAAGAGCTGGCCGGCGAGGGCCTGCCGGTAGTGATGTTCGGCCAAGGTTTTGCGTCGATGAGCAGCCCGACCAAGGCTCTCGAGGCACGGCTTGTCGACGGCAAACTCCGATTGGCTGGCAATCGTTTGCTAGGGTGGCAGTTAGGTAACGCCGCCGTGCAGATGGACCCGGCCGGTAACGTGAAGCTGTCAAAGTCCAAGAGCACGGAGCGGATTGACTCTGCAGTCGCTCTGGCGATGGCGTGCGGCATCCACATGGGCGAGCAACAGAAGCCGACAGAGCTGCCCGAGATTTCCTTCTGGTGAGGATTATGGCTACTGAATCGGCCGTTCCCGAGGTCCGCTGGCTGGAAGAACGCACGAGCCGCTGGGACGATCTGGTAGCCATTGCCAGCCAAGGCGGCGACCGTGTGACGCCAGAAGTGGCCATGCGGACTGGCGTGTGGATGGCCTGTGCCAGGATCGTGGCTGAGACGGTCGCCAGCCTGCCGCTGCATCTGTATCGCAAGATCGACGAGCACAGTAATGAGCGGGCATCTAATCACCCGCTGTACCGTGTGTTGTCCAAGCGGCCTAACTCGTGGCAGACCCGCTACGAGTGGGTTGAGCAGATGTGCCTGCACATGGGCTTCTTTGGGGCCTCGTACCAACTCAAGGTACGTGGTGCACGGGGCTTCATTGAGGAACTGCACCCGCTTGACCCGTCTGGCATTGAGATTCAGCAGGAGTCAGACAAGCGGCTGACGTACATCTACCGAGAGCCAAGCACGGGCAGGCAGGTGGTCTACCGTGACGATCAGGTCATGCGGATTCCGTGGCTGTGCTTTGACGGCGTGACGCCGGCCAAGCCCACCGACCTGGGCAAGGATGCCATCGGGCTGGCCAGGTCGCTCGAGCAGTACGCCGCCACGTTCTACAAGAACAACGCCCAGCCAGGCGTCGTGCTGCACACCGAGCAGGCCTTGCCGCGTGAGGTCCGTGAGCAGCTGCGTGAGCAATGGAACAGCCGGCACCGTGGGCCGTCGAAGGCAGGCGAAGTGGCCGTGCTTTCCAACGGCCTCAAGGTGGACACCGTCTCGGCGACAAATCAGGAGTCGCAGCTGGCCGAGCTCTGGCTGCAGGCGTTGCTTGCAGTGTGCCGCGTGTGGCGGATGCCGCCGCACATGGTGCAGGAGCTGGGGCGTGCGACGTGGGGCAACCTTGCCAGCGAGATGGTGAGCTTTGAGAAGTTCACCATTGCCCCGTGGCTGCGGCGGATTGAAGGTGCCATTGAGCGTGACATCCTCGTTGACGAGGACGATCTGTACGCCGAGTTCCTTGTCGAGGGCCTGCTGCGGAGCGACATCACGACACGCTACCAAGCGTACGAGGTGGCCCTACGGAATGGCTGGATGACGGTCGAGGAGGTCCGCAGGCGCGAGAACCTCGGGCCGCTTGCGACCGCTGAGAACGACTCGCCCGGAGAGGTTGAAGACACTCCTGGCGACATGGGCGAAGACGTGCAGGAGGTTCAGGCCGGCACCAGCGAGGACGCACCGGCAGACGCTGAAGATGACGTTGAGGACTCCAATGGCTGACCTCACGCCAACGGGAGCGATGGCCAACGCCGCCAAGCGCGGCCTGCGGCTGCACGACGAAGGCAAGAGCGGAGACGGGCTCAAGCCCGAGACTGTGCGACGGGCCAACATCATCGCCAAGCGGCAGGAGCTCACCGAGGATCACGTACGCGAGATGCGAGCGTGGTTTGCCAGGCATGAGGCTGACCGCCGGCCAGGCTGGGATGATCCGGGTGCTGAGACACCAGGTTTCACAGCGTGGCTGTTGTGGTCGGGAGACGCCGGGCAAGCATGGTCAGAACGCAAGGTGGCAGAACTGGACCGCGAGCAAGACAGGAGCAATGCCATGGAAGGCATGATTGAGCGACGCGACGTGGCCTTTGAGACCGACGACGAGATCGTGGTCGAAGAGCGGGCTGACGGCCGGGCCGTGATCAAGGGCTATGCTGTGGTCTACAACCGCCTGAGCGTTGACCTGGGCGGGTTCCGCGAGCGCATCCTGCCCGGAGCCTTTGACGCTGTTCTCAACCGCCAGCGTGGCCGCACGGACCTCGTGAGCTACTACAACCACAACCCCGACATCCTGCTGGGCCGTGAGTCGTCGGGCACGCTCAAGGTGTGGTCGGACGAGAAAGGCGTGGGCTTTGAGGTGACGCCGCCGACCAGCCGGGCCGACATCATGGAGCTCGTCCAGCGGCGCGACGTGAAAGGTGCCTCGTTCACGTTCAGCGTGGACAAGGGCGGCGAAGGCTTTACCACCGACGAGAACGGCCGTGCGATCCGCGAGATCCGGGCCGCCACCATGTACGAACTAGGCCCGGTTGTGCAGCCGGCCTACCCAAGCACGTCTGTTTCTGTGGCCATGCGTTCGTTCCAGGCTTGGCTTGCTGGCCAAGGTACACCTGAGACGACGCCACACGAAGTCGGTCCCGACATCGCGGCGGCGTCCATGCGGCTGAGGGCCGCTCGTCTCAGGAGTTTCATGCGTGGCAAAGCCCGGTGATCCCTGCCCCAAATGCGGCAAGGGACGCATTCGCACACGGTCCAGCCATCCGCTGAGCGAGGACCGGCAGGTGCGGTACTTGGAGTGCCAAGCCTGCGAGTACAAGGCCAAGGCCATCGTGCCGGCCGACCACATTTGGCGTCGGTCTTTTGTACCGTACAAACAAGCCTGACGGCTTTTGGCCATCGGTCCTGTAGCGTGAACGACAGACATGGATCTGTCACCCGATACGGGAGAGCCACGGATGGCCGCTTCGATCACCAAGCTTCAGGACCGTGCCGCTGCTGTTGCGGCCATGCTCGATGACCTCGCCAAGGTCGAGGATCGCACCGAGGCCCAGGCGGCCGAAGTCGAGAAGCTTTCCGCCGAGGCGGTCGAGCTCGAGCAGCGGCTCGCCCAGGAGACCGCCATCGCCGAGAAGATCGCGAGCCTCCGCAGCAAGGTCGCCGCTACCGCCAAGCCGGTTGCGGTCGAGACGCCCGAGGCCCCAGTGGCGAAGAAGGCCCAGCGGTACGACCGCTACAAGGTCTTCGGCTCGTCCGATGACGCCGAGATCTGCGGCCGCTGGATTCGTGGCTACCTGCTCGGCCGCACCGAGGACCGGGCGTGGTACGAGCGGAACGTCGAAGAGCGTGCCTTGTCGAGCAACGACAACAACAAGGGCGGCGTCTTCATCCCTGAGACGTTTGCGGCAACCGTCATCCGGCTGGTGGACGAGTACTCGGCCATCCCGCAGCAGGCCAACGTCATCCCGATGTCCAGCAACACGCTCTACATCCCGCGTCGGACCGGCGGCAACACGGCGTACTTCGTCTCGGATAACAGCGAGACCACGGCGTCGGACATGGCGACCGACAACGTCCTGCTGTCGACCAAGGATTGCCGGGTCGGCACTCGCGTTCCAAACTCGCTGATTGAGGACTCCGCGATTGACCTGGCCTCGCTGGTCGCCCAGGAGTTCGCCCTGGCCCTCAGCCGGAAAATCGACGACGCGGGCTTTGCTGGTGACGGCACCAGCACCCACGGTGGCATCCGTGGCATCCAGTGGCTGTTCGAGAACACCTCGCCCGCCCTGGCTGGCATTAACGACTCGGGTGAAGCCTCGCTGTCTGCCCTCACTATTGATGACTTTGCCGAGACCATCGGCAAGCTGCCTGCCTACGCCCGTGCGTCCGCTTCGTGGTACGTCACGCCGCAGGTGTACAGCACGGCGATGCTGTCGCTCGGCCTGACGGCCGGCGGCGTCACCGCTGCTGAGGTTGCCAATGGGATGAACGAGGCCCGCTTTATGGGCTACCCGGTCAAGTTCAACAACAGCATGCGAACCAGTGCCAGCAATGGCAACGTGGTCTGCCTGTTCGGGGACATGCGACTGTCGACCCACTACGGTGTGCGTCAGGCGATCTCGGTCCGTGCCAGCACCGACCGTTACATCGAGTTCGATCAGACCTACTTCCAGGCCATGTGCCGCTTCGATGTCGTGACCTCCGACATCGGCAACGCCTCGGCGGCTGGTCCGGTTGTGGCCCTCACGCTCTAAACCTCTGACTCTAGGGAGACCCCGAGAACATGAACGTTATCCAGAACACGCGGAGCGTGGTGAGCCTGACGGCGGCTGCTGGTCTTGCGTCCAACGGCACGCACACGGTGTCCATCGATTGCTTGGGCTACGACCTCGTCAGCATTGACGTGGGCTACCGGTCGATTGCCAACACCTCGGCCCCGAGCGTTGTGGCCGTGCGTGAGTCGGACACGGACGGCAGCTATGCCGCCATCAGCGGCCTGGTGCAGGGCACCGACTACACGCTGTCCGGTGTGTCGAACACCGCCACCGTGAACGTGACCCGGATCGAGCTGGCGACCAAGGCCCGTCGGCGGTACCTGCAGGTGGCTGTCACGCCGTCTGCGGATGCCACGGCCAACGCCAGCAACAACACGATTGTGGTGGCGGCTCGCCTGAGCAAGGGCGAGCAGGGCGTGGATTCGGCTGCTGACGCCAACGTCACCAACCGGATCGTGCTCGGCTGACGTGTCTGGCTGATTGACGACTACTCCAACCAAAGGAGGATGCCGTGGGCGCGGCGTCACCTGTGGCAGGTGTGAAGCCTGCCGTGTTAGACGTTGGCAACGGGCCCGTCCGTGTGGCCTGTGCCATGTCGGTGCCAAGGCTCGGCTGGCAGGACCACATGTTCTGCTGGCCGAGAGGCTTGATCCCTTACGGCATTTCCCCGATCCGCCTTGAGGGCGCGTTCTGGGGTCAGTGCCTGGAGCGGGTGCTGACCGACATCGTCGAGCTTGACGATGACCCGAAGCAGGCACCGCTGTGGATTTTGACGCTCGACTACGACACGATCTTTGAGGCCGACGCCGTGCCACGGCTGCTGCAGTACGTCACGGCCAGTGACTACGACGTGGTGGCCGCCATTCAGATGAAGCGGCGGTCTGACGAGCCGCTGTTCACGATGGCGAGCGATACGGGCGACCGGCTGGCCGAGGTGTTGCGAGGGCACTTCATCTATCACAACGTGGTGAAAGCCAACACGGCCCACTTCGGATTCACGATGATTAGGGCAGAGGCACTCAAGCGGATGCCGCATCCGTGGTTTCTCGGCAAGCCTGACAAGGATGGCCGCTGGGGGCCGGAGCGGGTGGACGATGACATTCACTTCTGGCAGGTGGCAGAGAAGGCCAAGGTGAAGTGCGGCGTCTGCACGCGGGTAGCCATCGGGCACGCCGAGGTGCACTTCAAGTGGCCTGACCAGAACATGAAGGGCATCATCCAACATCCTGGCGAGTTCTGGGATCAGGGCGGCAAGCCGCCGGAAAAGGTGTGGAAATGATCATTGAGACGGCCCAGGTGCGATTCCACAGGCCCTACCAGGGCTACAAGACTGGCCAGGTTGTGACCGTGGCCAAGGGTGTTGCTCGCTCGCTGGTGCTGTTTGGCCGTGCCGAGCTGGTAGAGCCGCTGGTGGTCGAGACGGCCGTGGCTCCCGAGCCGGCTCGGATGGAGACGGCCGTGGCCCCGGCTGCCAAGGCTCCCCGGCGGCGGAGGGCCAAGCTGTGAGCCTGTTCTATCGCGGCAGCATTGCGAGCCAGTACCGCAGTCTCACTGTGGCGACCGCCAGCGGCACGGGCGACCGCCCGGTAAGTGTGTCGGATGCGAAAGAGCACTTGAGGATCGTCGACTTCACTGGCGATGACGACTACATCGGTGCACTCATCGACGCTGCCACCACATGGTGCGAGGACTACTGCGACCGGACATTCGCAGACAAACAGTACACGGTGGCCTTCGATGACTTCTTCGGAACCCGCATTGAGCTTCCGCGCCCGCCGGTGCGGCTGAACGCTGTGAGCTCGGGGGCCACCGTGACTATCTCGTACGTTGACACAGGCGGAACCACGCAGACGCTGACGTGGTCGCAGTCTAGTACGCAGCAGTTTCGCCTGGACCGCGACCACGTGCCGGGCCTGGTCTACCCCAAGTACCTCGAGGTGTGGCCCAGCGTTCGCCTTGACGACAAGAGCGTGCAGATTACGTACTTGGCAGGGTACGGCGGTGCGGCGAATGTGCCGACGCCGGCGAAGCACGCCATCAAGATGCTGGTAGGGCACTGGTACGCCAATCGTGAGACGGTGCTTGTAGGCAGCATTTCCAAGGAGTTTGAGTTTGCGGCGTCAGCCCTGCTCGCTCCGTTGCGGTGGAAGCAGTACGCATGAGCATTGAAGGCCGGATTGCCGTTGACGTGAGCTTTGCCGACACGGCCACAAGCAGTGGCGTACAGTCGCTCAAGAAGATCTCGCTAATGGACACGGACACCTACACCACCGGCAAGGTGGCGGTTGTCACTGGCACGCTGACCGCACCTGCGGGCGTGACTATTTCTTGGCAGCCGATGTCTCCAGAGTACAAGGACGCAAGCGGCAGCAATGTGTCTTTCACGACCGTGTCGCGGGTCATGTTCCAGTGCACAAGAGACTGCACTGCAACCGACGCCGACAGCTCAGCCAGCCGCGTTCGGTCGGCCGGAAACGTCTCTGTGTCCGACTGGAATCCCGTTGGAAGCTCCATCGAACTAGAACCGCAATTCACGTCTGGCACCGCCTCCTACACACTTGTGCTGTACGGGACATGACGCATGCTGAAGTCGGGCGTAATGGATCATCTCGTGACGGTGCAGACGCCGACCGAGGGCACCAACTCGATTGGCGAGCCGACGTTCACGTACTCGACGTTCGCCACTAGGTGGATTGCCCTGCTGCCGCTGTCCGGTGCCGAGCGTGTGGCGTCGCTGCAAAACGAGGGCACGGTCACACACCGTGTGCGGATGCGGTACACGGAAGGACTCAAGCCCAAGATGCGGCTGGTTGGTCAGGGCCGCACGTTTGAGATTGACTCGGTCGTGGAGCGTGGCCGGCGTGAGGAGCACGAGCTGCTCGTCACGGAGGTGGTTGACTGATGGCTATTCAGGCGGGAGTCGTTATTGAGGGCGTACAGGAGGTGCTGGCTGGGTTTGCGGCATTGCCAGTCGGACTGCAGCGAAAGTACCTGCGTGCGTCTGTCAACAAGGTGACAAAGCCGTACATGTCAGAGGTCAAGGCCCTGGTTGCTCGTGGGCCTACAGGCAACCTCAAGCGGTCGGTCGGCGTTGTGACCGAGGCTAAGGTCAAGGGACGAACGCAGACGGCGGTACTCGGGTTCCGGCGTGGCGACAAAGGCGGCACAAATGGCAAGGCATCTGGCTATCACGCTTGGTGGATTGAAAACGGCGTCAAGACAAGAACCGCCACCAGCGGCAGGGCACTGAAGGTGCCAATGGACCGGGCAAAAAAATACCGCTACCTCATGGGAAAGGTGTCGCTGATCGGTGGCGATGACGGGGGCAGCATTTTCTTTCGCCAGGTCCAAGGATTTGCGGGCACTGGAAAGTTTGGCGACTGGGCAGATGCGACGTTGCCAAAGATCAAAGCCGCCCTACAGGACGAGCTTGGCCGTGCACTTGAAAAGGCTGAGGCCGAGGCGTCCCGGAGGGCGTTGCGAAAGATTCGCGGAGGCGGCAAGTAATGTCGACCGTCACGCACATCGACGAGGCACTGGTGCAGGTGCTGGCCGCTGACGCGGACATCGCCATGCAGGCTGGCATCCGCATCTATCAGGTTCAGGCCCCGCAGGGCACGACGTTTCCGTGCATCGTCTTCCAGCGGGACACGCAGCTGAAAGATCCATTCACGCACATGCTTGGGTCAGGCCAGATGATCCGTGCTACGTACACGTTCTCGTGCATCTCTGACAACCTGCTCGAGGTGCGAAACCTGACCAGGGCCGTAAAGGCCGCCCTACAATACAAGCGGACGAGCTCTATCCGGTTGGCAGTCGTGAGAAGCGATGACGACCAGATCGAGCCAGCCCCGAGCGGGGAGCAGCTCCCCGTGTACCGCACGGATTTGTCGGTCGAAGTTACTTACAGTGAACCCTGAGCAGGGAGGCTCAGACCATGGGAGCAGACATTGGACAGGGAAGTTACGTCACCTTCGGCACAATCGTCGGAAGCGCCGCTACCTGCTACAAGGTCAACAGCGTTTCGCTGGGCGGTGTCAGCCGTGACGTTGTCGATGCGTCGCACCTGCTGACCACTGGCGGCAAGGAATTCATCGCCAGTGAGTTCTATGATCCAGGCGAGCTTTCGCTTGAGATTCAGCACGACCCGTCGCTAAACCCGGTGGCATTGCTGACGAACGTTGGCACGGCTCAGGTCGTCAACATCATCTTTGCCAACGGTGGAACGACCACTGCCAGGTGGTCTAGCTATGGCTTCGCGTCTGGCTTTGAGGCGTCTGTTCCGAAGGACGACATGATGACGGGTACGTTGACCGTCAAGCTCAGCGGCAGCCTGAACGTTGGTTGATAGCAAGGAGGCGCGGACCGTGGCTCTTACTCGCGAGCAGATCAAGGCTAAGCGTGGCATGCGTCCACGTGAGGCCGTCGATGTGCCAGAGCTCGGAGGCGTTCTGTACGTGGCCCGCATGACGGCACGTGAGCGGGATGACTTCGAGTTCATGGTCACGGGCGGCAAGGTTGGCGTGACGCAGACGCCACGCAACATCAGGGCAAGGTTCCTGACGCTCGTCTGCCTCAATGAGGATGGCACGCGGATGTTTGAGGAAGCCGACGCCGAGTGGCTTGGCGAGCTTGACACCGAGGCCGTGCAGAAGATTGTCGACGTTGGCTTCCGGCTGAACGGAATCGGCGCGACCGCCCTGGAGGATGCCACAAAAAACTAGAGAGCCGCCCGGTTCTCCAGTTCCTGTACCGCCTGGCCTTGCAGCTCGGCATCTGGAACGTCGAAGACCCTGGCGGCTTGGCGGACATGATGAGCGTCGACCAGCTCTACGGCTGGATGGCGGCCTATCAGTTGATGCCGTGGGGCGACGAATGGTTAAGGGATGCAGTGCTCATGGCTCAGCAGTACAACGCCAACCGCCCCAAGGGCAAGCCAGCCCTGAAGCCGTTTGACTTCATGCCTGTCGAGCAGCGGGCACAGACGCAGTCTGAAATGCTGCGGATTCTTCAGTCGGCGGCGAGGTAACGCATGGCCGCCAAGAACTTTGGTCGCGTCAATGTGTCGATCACCGCCAGCACTGGCGGTCTGACGGCAGGGCTTGCACGTGCCGGAAAGCAGCTGACAGGTTTCCGCTCGAGCGTTGGCGGGTTGTCCAATGTCATGGGCACACTCGGCGGCTCGATGGGCACGCTGCTGCCAGTGTTCGGGGCATTCACAACTGCGGCTGGTGCAATATCGGCTCTTGTGTCTGCGACCAAGGCGGCCGAGGCTCTGCACAATCTGTCGCAGGAACTTGGCGTCGCAACCGGCGATTTGCAGGTCATGCAGCAGGCTGCGGCAGAAAGCGGCGTCAGCCAAGAGCTTTTGACAACTGGCCTGCGGCGAACGACCAGAATGGTTGGTGAGCTGGCGATGGGAACGCCGGCAGCCGTCAAGGCATTCGCACAACTGGGCCTGACCATGGAAAACATGGCTGGCCTGTCGACGGCACAGCAGTTTGCCTTGATCTCAGAGCGGATCGCAGCACTTCCGCCACAGATGCAGGCAGCGGCTGCCATCGACATCTTTGGCCGAAGCGGCCAGGGGATGCTGAACTTTATTCGTACTGGAAGCCAGTCGATTGGAGAAATCGACGGCTTGCTCACGCAGCTCGGCGTCAAGATGAGCGGAGAGCAGGTTGCTGCCATTGAAGCAATGGGCGACGCAGTCGGCCGCTTGGCTCTCCCCATGCAGGGCTTTATTAATCAGTTCCTGGCGGAGCTGGCTCCCGCAATCACCGCCGTCTCGCAGATCCTGATGGACTTCTTCACATCAGGAAACGAAGGTTTTTCGTATGCGTCGCTGTTTGCCAACGGCCTGATTGTGGCACTCAAGGGATTGGTGGCCGTGGGGTCCATCCTTGTCGGCACCTTCCAGATGTTCAAGGCATTGCTGCTCGGCATCGGTGCAGCGGCGACCACGGCTTTCGGCGGCCTGGCTACGGCTGTCGGCAGCGTGCTCGAGTTCCTCGGCCAAATCATTCCTGGCCTGCAGTCTGTTGGTGAAGGCATCTCTGCCTTTGGCCAAGATGCCCAACGCTTCGGCGACGCACTGTTCGTTGAGGCCGACAACGCCTTCTCTTCGGCGCTTGAAAACTTTTCGAATCCGCTGCAGGACTTTGATGCCCGTATGGCTGACGCACAGAAGCAGGCTGCGGCATCGGCCGTCAAGCCCGTGGAGGCGGCAGCAACAGTGGCTGGCCAGATTGCCGGGGAACAGATTTCCAAAGCCGTGAGTGCCTCGTCTCAGGCACTGAAGGCCATCGTGGTCGGTACATCTGAGGGCGAAGCGTTTCGCAACAGTCTCCTGCGTGGTGTCGATCCGCGAAACGCAGGCGATGTCAACCAAGAGCGGACTGCCGACGCCACAGAAGCAACTGCCGCCGGCATTGACGAGCTAGTCAATGTGATGCAGAACCAGCTCGCCCTTGCAGAAATCACGGTGTAGTGATGGCCATCACAGATGCCCGCGTGCTGCGGTCGCTCAAAATCACTGAGTCGAAAGGCGAGAAGGGTAGCGTGCAGTTGTCAGCAACTGAGGACTACCTTGTCATCTGCGACACCAAAAACCCAAGCTTTTCCGAGATCATGCAAAACGCCACGACGTGGCCAAACCTCGGAAACAAGAAGCTGCCCCAAATCGATGATGAGATAACGCTGTCTGGAACTGTTCTGTACGTCACGTCTCGCGACTTGGCCTACTATCAGGAGAACGAGCGTGCTGTCGTCGTGTCGGTCAGGTACGACGCAAAGGACACAGAGGCTGGGAAGGAAGGCGATCCAACTGGCGGCGACCAGGATGCGTGGCAGCGTATTCAGATCCAGAGCGCCGACATCAGCGTCCCAGCACGTGGGTGGAGGTCTCTCGGAAACTCCAACAACGCGGTGCCAGCGTCTGAAAAGCCAGCGATCAATAGTGCCGGTGATCCAGTTGACGGCCTCGAGGAAGAGGCGTCGATGCTGCGATTTACATACACCAATACAATCGCGACAAATCCCGCCTTTGACATGCTGCTGCACTACACGAACAAGTGCAACTTCGGGCTGCTCAACATCCTTGGTATCGGCTGCAACAGCTACACGGTGCGATGCACAGGATTTAATGCAAGCTATGACCAGAAGAATAACGTGTGGAGCGTGACAGTCGAGCTGCTATACAACCCGAATGGCTGGGAAATCCGCTTCTACGACGCCGGCTTCAACGAGGTCATAGATGGCGCGCGGGTTGCAATCTTGGACAAGCGCGGCAATCCGGTCAGCTCTCCAGTTGCCCTTGATGGCAACGGCCGTGCTGTAACACCAGAAGTCGTTACAGACTCAGAGGCTAGCGGGCCAGCAATGCGCGTGCTGTATCCGTACGTTTCGACTGACCTGGGCAACATTTTCAGAGACGCCAATATCTAAGGAGCGTGTGCCGTGGCCAAGGAAATCACAGTGGCCTGCCAGATGTCCGTGAACAACGGACTGTACGCAGAGTCGTTCGCCAGTGGCAGCTTTCAAGTCGACCAAACCGTGCAGCTTTCGGCTTCCGGGATCGTCGACATCAGCACTGCCACTGAGACCATCTCGCTCGGCGAGGTGACGACGGCTGGGTACGCCGTGTTTCGCAATCTGTCGACCGCTACTGCTGGCACGTCATACGTGGCTCTCGGTGCATACGTCGGAACAAACCTGCATGAACTGATCGCCCTGCGTCGTGGCCAGCCTGCCATGCTTCCGCTGAGGAGTGGCGTGACTGTGGCTGCCAAGGCGTATGGAGACACCGCAAAACTCCGCTATATCATTTTGTCGGAGTGAGCTGTGGCAGCGTACGGATTCAATGCGTCTGACGTTCGCCGCATTGGCGAGCTTGTGCGTGCGGCTGAACATGGCCGCGTTGGGCAGGTGAGTCTCGGTGCGGACTCTCATGACTCTTCAAAGCCAGGAGTGCGGCTCTTAATCGCCAAGCACGAAGGCGCTGGGTGGGCAACTGACAGCACTGCCGTCGTGACGATCTACAACGGCGACGAAGGCAGCATTGGCTCTGCCATGACGATGGTCGCCTACAACCAATACATCTCTTTTTCCAATGATCCCAACTGCACTGAGCGGTGGGTGGCGTTGGGGCACAATGGTTTTGCCTGGATTCCCGTTGACTCGCAAAGCGACTGCAGCTGCACGTACGAAGTTGGCGGCGTTGATTTTCGGGCATTGACTGGGTACGCCCGCACTGCCGTGCAGATTCTGGGCCATGACGGCGGCGGGTGCATCAAGTGGTATGACGTTTTCACCTGTGCGACGGCCGCCACATGAGCGGGCTTGCTGGCCGTGCACTCAATAACCGAATCAGGCTGCACGCTGGCAGGGTCTTCTTGTCGGAACAAACGGACGACACGCCATGCAAGTGCTGTGCGTTTGAGTGCGTTTCCGAGTTGTCGATAGAGGTGTCGTTCTGCGGCATGACGGCGGTCAGGGCCGTGCCGATCCCGGGCATCTTGGACGGCAACCAGATTGAGAC